GATATTAGGTGAAGCTAAGACACTAGAACAGATGTGGGATAAGGTAGTGGAAGCTTACGAAAAAAAGAAATATAATTTTGCTGATGCTGTTCTTAATGCACAGCTTGCAAGAATACTAAGAGATGGAGACTTTGACTTTGATACAGGTGAAGTGTCTCTTTGGACTCCATAAAAAAACACCAACAACGCAGTAGCATGGGCTGTTGGTATTTCTTTAGTTGCCTGGATAAGCATATCAACCTTATCACACAAATTTTAAGTTGCTATACTTTATTCCATAAATTGACATATACTAAATATAAATCTTTTTAATTCATGGCATCTGAAAAATTACCAGTAATTACAGATGAAATGATTTTTGCCTTAGATCAAATCTTTCCGCATCGCCATCCCGATTTGTCTTTATCTGATAGAGAGGTATGGTATAAAGCAGGGCAGCGTTATGTTGTTGATTTTTTAATTGAACAACAAAAACGTCAAAAAGAAACCATGCTCACTAACACTGTACTGGAGAACTAGCCATGTGTATCGGTAGACCACCAAGACCCAAACCACTACCACCACCAAGACCAACAGCACCACCACCAGAAAGGACTGCTAAAAATGTTGTTACAGGAAAAAAACGTAAAACTGTTGGAACAGGTATGGATAGTGTTGTACAACGTACTGGCGTTAAATCTCTAAGAATAGCTAAAAAGCCTGGTAACACTAGAGGTGGAAACTTAAACTTATAAAATGGAATACTCAACAGGTGGACAGACTGCTGCTGGTCGTTATGAACAGTTGCAGAGTGATAGATCTACTTTTTTAAGAGAAGCTAAAGAATCTTCCAAGCTTACTATCCCTAGCCTTATACCAGAATCATCAACCGGTACAAGAGCTAGGATAAAAACTCCTTTTCAAGCTTTAGGAGCAAGGGCTGTAAATTCTTTGTCAGCAAAATTATTAGTAGCTCTTCTTCCACCTAGTACTCCATTTTTTAAATTAAGTATTGATAGTCTTGCTTTAATAAAAGAAGGTGGACAGGAAGGATTAGAAACTGAAATAGATAAAGGACTGCGTACCATAGAAAATGCTTTGATGGATGAAATAGAAGTTTCTAATGATCGTGTAGCGATGTTTGAAGCTCTTAAGCATTTGATAGTTGGTGGTAATGTTCTTCTGTATTTAACAGATAAAGGATTAAAAGTTTATCCATTAGAAAAGTTTGTTTCTAAGAGAGATGAAGTTGGTAATGTATTAGAAATCATTACAAAAGAATCTGTTAACGCACAAGCTTTACCCTCAGAATTTTTAGAGCAAATAAAAAAGAAAGAAAACTATGACGAAAAAACGATGGAAGATGACCTCGACATCTATACCTACGTTAAAAGAATTAATGACGACCATATATGGTATCAAGAATGTAAAGGTGAAAAGATTCCAGGCACAGATGGTAGATCAAAAATAGATGTTTCTCCCTGGATTTTATTACGCTGGGTACGAATTGATGGAGAAAATTTTGGTCGTGGATACGTTGAAGAGTACCGAGGCGACCTTATTTCTCTTGAATCTTTAACACAAGCAATCATTGAGGGTGCTGCTGCTAGTGCAAAAGTATTGTTCCTTGTAAATCCAAATGGTCAGACAAGAGCAGCAACTTTAGCAAAGGCTCCTAACGGTGCAATACGAGAAGGATCTGCGGCTGATGTAAGTGTAATGCAAGTAGGGAAAGCAGGTGATTTCGCTGTTGCACAACAAGCAATGCAACGTATTGAAGCTAGGCTTGCTGATGCTTTTCTTATGGCTAGTTCTATACAAAGGCAAGCTGAAAGAGTAACAGCAGCCGAGGTAAATATCATGGCTCAAGAACTTGAGAATAGTTTGGGTGGGGTATACTCTATCCTGAGTCAGGAGTTCCAGCTACCCTATCTCAAACGTAGGATGCACATGCTTGTGCGTTCTGGTAAAGTACCAAAGCTTCCAGATAAAATTGTAAAACCTAAGATCGTTACTGGTATTCAGGGTCTTGGTAGAGGTAATGATAGAAATAAACTTATTGAATTTATTGGAACGGTAGCTCAAGCTTTAGGTCCAGATGTCATGAGACAATATGTAAATGTAGATGAAGCAGTTAAACGACTTGCAACATCTATAGGTATCGAGACTACTAACCTAGTCAAGAGTCAAGAAGAAATTGCAGCCGAGATGCAAGCCATGCAGCAGCAACAGCTTATACAGCATCTTGGACCTGCTGCTTTGGGATCTAAATTACTTGATCCTAAAAACAATGCACAAGCACAACAATTACAGGAGCAATCTGATGCCAACCAAGAAGCCTAACAAAACAACAGAAACACCTGATACTGATGTAGCAAAAGCTATCGTTAGTGAATTAGGTGTTAATGACACCCCTGCTCCTTACGAGCCAAAGGTGGTCAAGACCAAAAATGGTAATACAATTATATTTAACTAGCAAAAAAAATTTATGACTTCATCTCAAGTAAATGTTTCTGAAACACCTCCTATGTCTCAGGAGGACCTACAAAACCTTGCCAAAAATGAAACCGATGAAAATGGTCTTATACTAGGTAAGTTCAAATCTGTTGAAGATCTAGCTGCCAGCTACAAAGAACTAGAGGGAAAACTTGGAACGGTAACAGAGGAAGACCAACCACAAGCAACAGAAGATGAATCAGAACAGCAATCAGATTCTGAAATAGATTACGAAGAACTTTATGGTGATGGTGTTTACTCTGTTTTACAAGAAGTAGGTATCGACCCAGAAGATATTAGTAATAGATTTTTAGAAGAAGGCGGTTTAAATGATGACGATTATAACAAGTTGCAAGAGGGTGGTTTTTCAAGAACTCTAGTTGATACATATCTTGAGGGTTTGAAATCTGCTGGCAACGTAATGGAGATCGCTGGTCAACAAATACAAGGAATTAAAGACTCAGTAGGTGGTGAAGAAAGCTATGCTCAAATGGTAAGCTGGGCTTTAGATAATTTACCTGCTGCTGAAGTTGATGCTTTCAATCAACTAACAGAGACAGGTTCTGCTCCAGCTATTAAAATGGCAGTACAAGGTCTTTATTCTCAATACAATAATGCTATGGGTATCGAACCAAACTTAGTAACAGGTCGCTCATCACAAAGCGGACCTGCTCCATACAGATCAACAGCAGAAGTAGTTACTGCTATGTCTGATCCACGCTATGGTAAAGATGTTACATACACCGAAGATGTTCAAAGACGTTTAGGTGGTAGTGATGTATTTAACACTGGTCGTTAGTTATGGCTAACAAACCAACTAATCCAACTCTTTATGCAAGAGTAAAAGCAGAAGCAAAGAAGAAGTTTAGAGTCTATCCTTCAGCTTATGCTAATGCCTGGTTGGTTAGAACTTATAAAAAACGTGGCGGTGACTATCGCAAAACTTAATCATGCCTTTATCTAAAAAACAAAAACAACTTGATAAAACTGGTGATGGTAAAATCACTAGAGAAGATCTTATGATACTTCGTGATCGAAGAACTAAAAAAGCTAGGACAAAAGCTAGGCAACCAAGAAGAAAAATAACGAGAGAAGATGACTAAGTTAAATTTAAGTCAAATAAAAAAACTGAAAGCACATTCAGTTCATCACACACCCAAGCACATGAACCTTATGAAAAAACTTATGCGTGAGGGTAAAACATTTAAAGCTGCACATACTGCTGCACAAAAACAAGTAGGCAAATGAGTCTAACAAGATGGTTTAAAGAGAAGTGGGTTGATGTCAAGACAGGCAAGCCCTGTGGAAGACAGAAGGGTGATCAACGTGGCTACCCTGCTTGTAGGCCATCAAAAAGAATTAGTAGCAAAACACCAAAGACTAGAGGTGAGATGAGCAAAGAAGAGATAACTAAATTTAAAAAAGAAAAGACAGGTCCAAGAAAAATTAGTTATCAGCATAGAAGAAAAAAAACAAGAAAAGATTTAAAGCTTGCATAAGGGTGTTATATTTTAAGTAGCTTACATTTTTTATGTCTAAGGGAGTATCTCTTACCAAGAAGGATAAAGATCCCACAGGGGGTCTTACTGCTTCTGGTCGTAAGAAATACAACCAAGCAACAGGTGGAAACTTGCAAGCTCCTGTTACTAAAAAGACAGGTCTTTCTCCTAGACAGAAAGCAAGAAGAAAATCCTTCTGTGCAAGAATGTCTAAGGTAAAAGGACCATTAAAAAAAGATGGCAAGTTAACCCGTAAAGCCCTTGCACTACGCAAGTGGAATTGCGGATCAGTATAAATTAACAAAACGAAAATCTTAATATCAAAAGTGCCTGATGCGTCAGACAACACTTGAGAGAACAGACAGTAGTAAAGTTAGTTTCTTAAATCATTTAATCAATCAACAGGAGAAAACCGTTGGCTAACGCAACTGTAAGTAGACTGGGGCTTGTGAATAATACAGGAACAGACTTTGATGCTCTGTTTCTGAAGGTGTTTAGTGGAGAAGTTCTTACAGCATTTGCTCGTAACAACATCTTCAATGAACAACTACATTCTGTTCGCACGATAACCTCAGGTAAATCAGCACAGTTCCCAGTAACAGGGGCTGCAACTGCTGCATATCACACACCAGGTACACCATTAGTAGGTGCTAACCAGATCTTGGCAAATGAGAAGATTATTTCTATTGATGATCTACTTATTTCACAAGCATTTGTCAGCAACCTGGATGAGCTTAA